TGTTGTTCGGTTTTGTTCATAGTATTAACTTATTTCTGGTAAACCATCCTCATTAATACTTATATTTAAATCCATTGGTGCACCACACTCTAAATCTTCGCATATAAAATTATCCTTTGGGTTGTTGTGTCCGCAAATATTACATATATTCATAATAAACTATTTTTATAGGTTAAGTTTTATTGTAAATTCATTAGCTTTTCTTTTAACTTGTGAGATCATAGATGGGTATAATTTTATTAAATCTTTTATTGCCTTTCTTTCAATATCAATTGTTCGGTAATCCTTACAACCTCCATCTTTTCCCCAATGATCATTCTCCCAATGTAAGTATCTGATTCCTAAAATTCCTCCTTTATCACGAATATGTCGAAGGCAAATCTCGTAATCTTCTTTTACTGTAAAATTTTCATCAAAATAATATTCTCCATCATTAATCATTCCCATTAAGGATGCTGTAACGTATGTTCTTGTTAGAATAGGTTTATAAGGGTAGCTTCCTCTTGGACTGCTTTCTGTTCTTGTTCCCCATATTTTAAACCCCATCTGTTCTGTTAAATCAAAGTATTTTAAAAACTCCTCTGCCCAAAACCCTTCATCTCTAATCTCAATTTTTTTTGTTTTTCTTTTATCTAAAAAATTATAACCTACGTTTTTTGCATCATCATCTAACATAACGACATACTTTTCATCTGTGTTTTTTAATATCCAGTTTCTTGTAGGTGTTATACCTCTGACTTCTTTTGGTACACAAACAATGTTTTTAACTAATCCATTGTATTGATGATATTCACTTTCTGGCACAAAGAATGTGCATATATTTGGCAAAATCTTATTAGTAGTTGTAAGACCTGCTCTTCCTTTACTTGGTACTGCTATTAACATTTATTCTTTTTTTAAAATCATCCCACCATAAAACACGCTCTAGGCTTACAGCATCAAATGTACTTCCTTTTTTATAACCTCCTCTTCTAACCATTTTTAGCTTGAGCATCTCTTTTAGTTCCTCCCAATCAACAGAGTTAGGTTCTGCCATTATAAGTATATATTCTTTTGGAGGCTCTAACTGCACAGACTGTGGCAACTCTATTTCTTCATCATCTTCTAATTTATCAATTTGTTCATCAATTAACAAATCTAGTCCCCAGTCTTCTAATAATTCAGTGTCCCATTCATTTGCTAAAATATCCCAATCCCATTGCCCATAGCCAACATTATCCTTAACAATAAATTCTTTTTGTTGTTCCTCTGTTAAATTATCTGCTTTCATGATCCAGACCTCTTTTAATCCAGCTTCCTTGCAAGCTCTTAATCTCATATTGCCTCCAAGTACAACCATATCATTGTTTACGACTATTGGGCGAAGCTTAAGCATTTCTGGAAACTCTTTTATGCTTTTAACAAGTTTGTGAAATTTACTATCCTTTATAATTCTTGGATTATGTGGATTCTTTATTACTTTCTTTATATCAATCAGTTCCATACTTATATATAAATTTTTTCTTATTATTTTAGTATCTCTTCAATCGCCTCTAGTTTCTCTGGAGATAAGCTTGATACTTTTTTAATTATGTTAATCTTTGAATCATTCATTAAAGTTTCATGAATCAATGGAAGCTGTTTATTATAAAAGCTATGGTCTGGATAAGTTTCGCATGAATAGATCACTGACCTATGCGTTGTTTTGAATCCGTTTTTTGCATATTCTCTTACAATCTCTGTCCAACCCATATTCATAACCTCTCGCATGAATACATTTGCAACGCTTCTCATTTCCACAAGCTCTCTCTTTCTGCTTTGCTCAAATATATCAACTCCTGTTATTTCTCTGATTTGTTCTCCTATATTTTGTAATTTCATTTTATTTATTTTTTTCAATCCATTTCTGTTGTTCATCTCTTAAGAACTCAATCTCTCTCCTCAAATAGTCGGCAGCTTTCTCCAAGTCTCTCAACTCGCTTTCTTTCTTTCCAGCTCTGCATACATACTTGATGATGTTGCCTCTGTTGAAGTTAAGATTGTAATCCTTTATAAAGTCAATAACATCATATCCTTTTCCGTTCTCGTAATGTAAATAAGTTGATCTCATATAATAGCATTGTCTAATTGTTGTATAAGATGTCGTATCTCACTTCTCTCAAACTTTCCAGATATTTCTGCGTTATAAGTTTTGAATGATAGCTGATACATATCTTTCTCCGTATCTCCTTTTTTTTCTTTCTTTCCTAAATAATCAATTTTTAAATTTAATTTCATTTTTATTTTATAGTTTATAATTGTCCAGTTAAGCAATAGTTATCAATATCAGCTCCATCAATAAAGAACTGTTCATATAGCTTGAGAGCTTTTTCTACTTTCTCTTCTCCTCTATGATAAAAGTTTTCAGAGCAATTGAAGATGCCTATGTCAAGGCTTCCCTTGTCAAGCACCAAGAAATAAAAGTCCTCATGTTTTTTATTGAATAGATTACAGTAAAGATAACATTGCACATCGTAAGAATATTTCTGTGCTGAATAATGAAAATCTTTAACGCTTGAAGATGATGTCTTTAAATCTACAATTCTATTATCAGCTAGAACGTCTGCCTTACCTCTAAACGGTAGTCCTTTAATGTTATCAATTCCAGGAACTTCGAACTCTGCTTTTGTGATCAGTTCCTTTGCATGCTCATTCTTAAAGAAAGCATCCACTAAACGCTCTGCATCACTTCTCTCTTTTGCAGTAAATACTCTTCCAAGCTCCAGCTTTGCCTCTTTGAATTTCTTTGTATTCTTGCTTTGCACCTCAATAAAAGTCTGTGCTGCAAATACCTCTGGTTCTAATATAGCGGTGTGGAATAACCACCCATCTCGTAGTGCCTGTGATTCTCCACTTCCATATTCAAGTGAATATTTATAAGTCTTTGGACTTGCAAGGATTTGTTTCAAGCTACTGCTACTTAAAGCTAATTTGTTTAATTCTCCATAATAGAAAGTATCATCATCCATTCTCTTTAGCAACTTTGCTCTGTCGTATTGCTTCCCGTCCAGAAGCGTTATTTTATTCGAGGTCATAATCGTAGCAGTTTTTAGAGCAGTAAGTATCCCCATCGGTTTCCTTGTCGCATGTTCTACAATAAGTTGTTTCATCTGGCATATCAATGTAATGCATATCGTATTTTTTTAATTCTTTTGTTATTGTTTCTATTTGTTTTTTAAGGTCTTGAATTTCTGTATTCTTTCTTGACCTCATCAAGTTATATCTTTTTGTTATAATCTCCAACTCTGTCCTTAATGAATTAGTAAACATTCCAATCTCATTCATTGCTTTAACGCAATTGCGAAGATCCTTATTAAGTGGCTTTGCATCTTTCCACTCCATTATCTTGTCGGCTAACCAATTAAACCAAAGTGTGTAAGCTTGATTGTTAAGTAAATTCATTAGTAACCAAATCCAATCATAAAGCCTAAACAGAAAGTAAGGAAGGCAAGAAATAAAATGGATGCCATCACAATTAATTGTCTTTGTTCTGCTTTTTTAATTTCTTTTAATTCTAACTCTTTTTCAGTTAAAACCTCAATTCTGTTCTTTCTTGTTTGGATATGTAATCCTGTCTTTGTCTTTTTCATTTTGTTATAAATTTAGCAAGCTTCTGATATTTCTCTTGCATTAATAATTTTTCTTTTTGTACTTCATTGAAAGTTATTTCAACTATTGAAGGAAGGTCTCTAAAAAGCTCGTAAGCATGAAAAGTAATAACTCTTCCATCCTCCAACTCCATATTAACTTCTCCATTGTTTCCTCCCCATAGGGACACTGTCTTTTCTACGTATATCTGTTCCATCTTAATTAGTTCTAAAAATTGAGTAAGGTTGTCTATTAAAATTATACTCAATCTCTTCTCCATCATAAGAAGCGAAAGTATGTCCATATCCATCAACTGAACAATTCTCTGCTGTTTTCTGCCAATCAATAGCTAACCAAGATGGTGCTTTGATATCGTAGCAATCTTCCGTTATTTCTCTTAATTCTTCTACATAAATATCCCAAATATTTTCTGCATGAATAAATCTATATTCCTCTCCATCAATCTCAATATAAAAATCTTCTGTTAAATCTGATAAGTATTGCGTTAGCTCTCTTATCTCATCTCTATTAATTGAAAGGTCTAGATCATCATAAATAAATTCAAGTACTTCTCTTTGTATTGTTTTCATGTTATTTGTGTGTTATCTTATGTTATAAATAATACTTTTAACTATCTCTTCTCTTTTAAGAAGTCTTTGCCTAAATTCATAAGGCATCTCTGTCTTAAGGCTTTTTTCAATATCCTTAAGCTCTTGCTTTAAATCATCCAGTTGAGTTCTCATAATTAATAATTATATATGACTCTACTATTACTCAACATTTTAATCTTATCTTTCATTGTTCCAATTAATTTACCACAAATTGGCACACATTCAGTAATTACAACAGATCCAGCTTTGATTTTTTTATTTTTAAAAATAAAATCATTTTTTAAAACTTTTTTAATCCTTCCACTATAACCCATAATTTCTCTGTCTGGATTATTTCTCACAATATAACCAAAATACTTTCCTTTGTGATAAATGTCAATGTGGTAACTTTTAATTTCAAATTTAACTTCCATAATTGTTATAGTTATTTGTTAATAATATTCAAATATAATTATTATAATAACTTTATACAAACTTTTTTTAAATTATTTTTCTACTTCATTTATATTAATTATTGAAGCATCTTTTTCATCCATTAAATAACAAGGTTTTAAAACTTTCTTTTTAGTCCAAAGAGATGAATCTGGACAATAAAAATCTTTCTGCTGTAGTTCTTTTAATTCATTAAGCCAAAATAAATAGTTGCCTTTAGGATCATTAACAAAATAAAGAGCAACCTTTCCAGTTGCTAGGAGTTTATCATACCTATCTTTTTCCAGCATCTTCTGTAAATAATATGCTTTTCTAAAGTTCATGCTCATAACTACTTCAACTCCTTTTGGAGATTTGCCTTCTGCATCATAATCATACCCATCTCCTCTATGTGTCAGCTCCCATCCATCTGCATTCAATAGCATGATGACAGCTCTTTCCCAATCTTCTACGCTTTTACCCATTAAATAGTTTATTAAGTTGCTCAATCCATTGCACTATCCTTTTTGGACTGCAACTACAAGGCTCATGATACGGATGATTAAAATACTTTGCATGAAGCTCACACAATACTTTAAACTGATCTCTTTTCATTTTACCATTTAATTCCTGGCTAATCTTAAGCCACCTTTCTTTGTCTTTTAATTC